AGCCGAGCACTAAAACACTACACCTCGAAGAATGTAATCACGACTGATTACCCTTGGTAATGAATTCTTTATCGGGACTGCAATAACCTAAGAGGTGACACGTCGTCGCCTTGTAACACCCAAATCCTTTAAAGGAGGTCAGGATGCTGAATCTTCAGCAGTTACAGGGAACAATATGTCATCGCCTTTCGGTCTTTGGAGTACCACCTGTTTGTCATAAGGCTTACGCCGATCTGATATGCAAGTGGGTTCGATGTTCAGGGGTAGAATGGACTGTTAAGAGGTTGAAATCTCTTAAAGTCGATCTTTACCGTGTGAGGTCCAAACTTCCTATGCTATCTATGTATAAGAAGAACGCTAAGGGGCAACCCTATGGCGTTATTGGAACTCTGTTCAGGTTCGCCCTTAAGAGTGAACGGAATTTTCAATCCGTTATTCACACTCTTATGGTTTACTCCTTGTTCAAGAATTACAAACTTAGTAATTCCCAGAAGGAGAAGTTTGTTAAAGCAGTTTCTGCCAAGACAAACAACGCACCTGAATCATTTAACATTGCCTTTGCTAAGCATGTTAAATCCATGAACAGCAGGGTTCTAAGTATACCGGATCCATATCCGATACTTGAACTTCGTGGTTCTGACAGTAAGAAGGCTCCTATCCTTGATCATAGAAGTATGATCCAAAATGGCTCTGGCCTTGCCAGTTTAAGCTATTTTGCTCGTTCTAGTGGCCATATGGCCCTATACGAAAGATATGAGTCGATTTACAAACATGTCGCTTATGGATTTGATGTCCGTAAGATGTATAATGTTTGTAAGGGGTTCGCAGACAATGTTGTCTGGGGAGGTGAAGTACACTTCCTCCAAGAACCTGGTTTGAAGTTGCGAGCAATCGCTTCTCCTCATCAAGTTCATCAAGTGGCTTTGCGCCCCTTGAAGGAAACCCTACACTGCCATTTGGCTACACTCCCTTGGGATTGTACCAATGACCACACGAAACCTGTTTCTGTTCTCCAATCTCATCTTGCCAGCAAACGTATGGTCCACTCTGTGGACCTTACGAATGCAACTGATTATTTCCCTTTGGATCTTCAGTTGAGTGCTTTGCGAGCACTATTTGGCAATCATCCTTCCATCGATCTCTTCAAAGAGATCAGTCGTTCCTCATGGTCATCAACCATAGGTCCGATTAAATGGATGCAAGGCCAGCCGCTGGGATTATATCCTAGCTTCTCTAGCTTTGCCCTAACTCATGGTTACCTTCTCCAC